GACATTCGTCATCTCCTAACTAGAATCTCGGCCGGTCCTGATACTGGACCGAATGCTCGGTTGACTGGAATACGGGAAGTTCGATGTTGCCCTTGACGTAATGCGGACCGTCTACGTTCTCGTATGCTTTACCCTCGGAGGCTTTGTACTCAATTGCCGCCTTGGACTTGCGGATGTTCTCGGCCTGAAGCGCGTAGTAGGCCACGATGGGAACCTTGGCCAACACTACATCATCGCGGTGAATGTGGCCGTCGGCGGAAAGCTGGAAGTGATTCGGCACATCGATATCGTCGAGCGTCGAAACCAGTTGCGCCCCGATAGCGATGGCGCGTTCCAAGGTGTCGAAGGCGCGCGGAATGTCGCCGTTACGGTTGCCGGCATAAAGCCACACCGGAACATAGTTTTTATCTTTGAGGACAACGTGAAGACCTAGGAAACTTTGGTTTTCTACCTGGATCTTGCGTAGAGGAGACCGCTCACCAGAGGCTAAACGCGTCCAGTCCGCTTGCGTCATCTCCTGAATCGGCTTGGGAATCTCGACCGCGGTGCCCTCATACTCGACAAAATGTCGATCGGGAGAGACTTGAACGGGCTTTTTCTCTGGCGGCATTATCCCTCCACCTGGGCGAAGCGCCCGAGGCGCGCGGCGCGCGATGCTACCAGCCGCTCTTTGCCATTCTTATACTTTTCGGCTGTCATCCCCTTCGGTCCCAAGCCAGAAAGTGTCCGCACCATCTCTCTTTCAGAGGGTGCCAGATTGTCAGACGACTTGGGATCGGGCCGGAGGCCGGCGGAAACAGGTTCCAAGAATCCAAACTGGCCGGTGGCGCCATCTTTCTCGATCTGGTCTGCGTGCTCGCCGCGTACCATCAGGATCATGGCCTTCCACACTCTCGGATCGGCCTGCTGATCAGCGGATAGCTCGCCCATCTTTTTCACAATTTCGGTTCCCCAGCGGTCGAAATCGCGGGGGTTTCCCCTACGCGCCGCATCATGCTGAAGCATGATGGTATTGGCATTGGTCTGGTCGTGAAGGGGCTTGAGGCGGGAATCCATCGAATTGATGGGGTCGGCAAGGAAATCGACAGCCGGATCGCCGGAGGTTTCCGGTTCCATCTTCGGTTTCGGCGCGAGCGAGTCCAATTTGGCGATGAGAGAGTTGTGATTCTCAATCGATTTATTACCGAAGTCGGTCAGTTTTGACTCAAATTCGTCGATCTTACCGAGCTTTGCGGCAAGATCTTCGGCGCTCATGCCAATAATATCTTTCGGATCGGGTTTACCAAATGCCATAGATTGTTCTCTCTGTACTCTTTATGTCAGGTTGACAAAAAAGTCAAGTGCTCACCTTGGATTGTTGGGTTGAGGCTGGCCAAACCTTCCTAGATTTCTTTCGTTTTCCTGCTCAATTACCTGCCGGGCGCGGGCTTCGAGTTCGCTGAGATTCTTGAGCGCCTGAACCGCACCGGCATAGCGCATCAGTTGCAACGCCTCGGTCTGCGATGCCATTAGATCAATCTGAATCAGACGTTCCTGCTCGATGTAGGGCAAAAGCACATCGCGCCATACCGGGGAGGCGGCCGCTTCGAGCATCCGATGGGCGAGTGCTAGTTTCTTCGATGATTTCTCTTGCTCGGTCATCAACCCTTCTTTGGTTTGGTAATCGAAGCCAGCAAAACCGGCCGCGCTTTGATAATCTTGCCATGCGGGGGAAAGCCGCGATGCGGGTGGTGGTCGAGCATCCCCACTGGCTTCTTCATGCTTGGCACGTCATTCTCGATATAGGCTTTTTTAAACATAGCTACTCCTCTTTGAGCTTCGCGATAGTATCGCGCACACAGGTTGAGACAAACTCAGAGAGTCCCAACTTGACGCTCATGCGATCTGTGTCGCAGTGCCAAGAGATTCCCTGTTCGCCGTGGTCAATCACGATCAAGACGTGCTCGGCATCCTCGCATTCTTCGAGTGCCTCCATCAATGTTTCCGATGGCGTTCTCTTTGTCATTGCGGTCTCTCCGTAATAGGCGGTTGCTGTGACGGCGGAGCGGCGACCCCATTTGACACCGGCATGGCCGGCCCCTGTTGCTGATCTTGATTCCCTTGAGGATTTTGCCCTTGACCGAGTTGTGCCGGCTGCGGTTGCTGCTGTTGCTTGACCACTAAATTCTCAGTCTGAGGTACGAAATCCTGTCCTCCGGCGCCGATGCCGAAGTTGCGTATGGCCCACTTCATCAGCGTGTTCAACCCGGCCAGAGCCTCGGCCAGATACTTCTTGGTGTCGGGCGGCGTCATCGGATTCTCAATCATTTGCAGCATCCCAACCGCCTGCTGGTAGTGCTGGCGCAGGTTCTGCATCATCAGCATGAGGTTCTGCTTCTCGACCTCACGGTTCACCGATGCGGTTCCGGGATGAACCACGGCCTGCATGTTACCCGCCGCGTAATCCTCAAACGCCGACTCAAGCAATTCCCGATCAGTCCCATAGCGCGCCAGCACTTTCTTATCTACGCCGAAGTGCGAGTATAGCCCAAGCAGTGTTTGCCCGAGCAGCACATGGGCGTTACGAAACAGCGCTAAATTCATATCGGTGCGGCTGTTGCCCTCCTGCATGACGCTCATCGTACCCATCGCGGAGTAGACGCCGCGCTTGTTGGGTCCACCCGAGCCCGATCCGGAGAACGACGGATGCACACCTGCACGCTCGCTTGCCTCCTGGCGCACCAGGTTCTCGTCCTGAATCGTCTCTACGGGGTTACGCCCTAGTTGCAGCCACTCGATAGATCCCGGAGGCGCGGGAATAATGCCCATCGGATAGAGCGTCGTCATGGTATCCAACTGCGAGCCGGGCGTAACCCTAAGCACGTTGGTATTGGCAGCCGTCGCGGCGTCGCGGCGCTGGTTGTGAATCTGCGAAGTCTCTTCCTGATAATCCTGAAGCGACTCAATCAGTCCCAGACCATAGGCCCGGCTTCCGCCTCCGACTCGGAGCAGAATGAACTCCTGAATATCCGTCGGATAGAAGCGGAAGATAGCTTTCGGGCACGCTCTGGTTTCGGGATGAACTGTGAGGATACAGTCGAAGGTTTTCTGGTGAAGAAACTTCAGGTGACACTCGTAGAGGGTAAATATCTGTGCTTCCTGGTTAGCGGATGGCGCGATTTTCTGGTCGGCCTGAAGTTCCTTACGCGGCTGATCGTCGGCGCCGGAACTTGGCGAGGCAAGAACCCGCCCCGCTTCCTCTTTGTTCCATACTCCTGAAGCTATGCGCTGTTCAATGTCCCACCGCGATAAGTGGATAGCCTGGGCCTTGAATGGCATCCTCGAAACCGGCATTGCCTCGGGCGGCATGAGAAAGTCTTCGTATTCAAGCGACACAAGCTCTGGCCCCTGATAGCCTTTGACTAACTGAGGCTCCAAGCCGCGCATAACATAGCTGGAATCAGAAACCAGATTCACCTTGAGGGCGCGGCAACCGTAGGCGGCCGCATTGCGAAACCAGGTGTACTCGGTTTCAATGATGTTGAGCGTCGCCGGATCGATGGCTGAGGATTGCAGGAAGTCTTCGAGCAGCTCGCGGCGCTTTTCGGGTTGCAGTTTGATGTCCATGCCGCCTAGAATCTTTACCGGGAACAGGGGCAGCGTATTGTGAATCCCCATGACCATGCGCGCGGCCATCTGATCCGCAAAGCTCGCTACCAGTTGCACGATAGTATTCGAGGCATACTGCCACGGAAAGCTCTTGATCTCTTCTCTAGGTTTTCCTTCAAGGATACGGCGCATCGAAGTAACGCGATCGGTGCGGATTTCACGCAGTTGAGTGCGGAGAGATTCGAGATATTGAATAGAGTAATTGCGCAGCTCGACCATAGTATCAGGGCCGAAATACTCGCCGCATCGAACTATGCGCGGCAACGCCATCAGTGGACTCCAAAGAATGCGCGGGCAAGTGTGCAGATCAACCAGACGCCAAACGCTGATCCGGAGATAGCGGCAAAAACGTTCTCAGCTTTCATGCCTAATATCCAGCGCGGCCGATACTGTGCCGCCTCTGCTCCATGTCCTTGTTATATTGCCGCTGCCAGAGAGCGCCGTCCACTTGCTGGGTTTCCACGATGTTGAAAAGATAACCCATTGCATCAATCAAGTCTACCGTGGTGCCGTTGGGGTGATACTCGTACTCGTACATGAAATCCTCAACGCCGTCGCCCGCAGTCCTAACCCAGACCTGTCCGCGCTCGTAAAGCGGAGACATGGACAGGATACGCCGCTCCTTGGCGCCCGCACCACGTTCCTTGGGACAGCTCTCTACAGCAGTTTGCGGGAGCGATTCTCTTAACTCCCGCTCAAAGTAGAGCAACCAGCCATCCTGACCGGCAATAGTCTCAACATACACCCGTTCGACGTGCCAGCGTTCGGCAATCTTTTTCACCGTCCCAGCCATCTGGTCGTGCGATACCGCTTTCGCCCATGACTGGAGCAGGTAAATTTCGTTCTTGCCCTGGTGCTTGCGGTATCCAACCACCACCGCGGCATGACGGGCCCGACCCTTTTCGCCGCCGTGGTTGGGGTCCAAGATTAGCACGCGCTTGAGGTCTGCAAGCGGAACGTCTTCAAGCACAGAGTTGGCATCCTGGGGGATGCGCTCGATCATGGTTTTCTCGGTAGGAGTGCCGTCGACCTTGAAGCCGATCGCCTTTTTGTAGAGGCGGAACTTGCGCAGCCACGCTTTGCGGAAGCTGCACTCCTCTTCGGTTACGGGCTGGTTAAGGTAATGAGCTGAGTACGACCTGATCCCGAACCTGACCCGCAACTGCTGCAGCCGCTCCATAGTAAATTCTTCGGGGAATATCGGCTGGCCGGCCGGATGAATCGCACAGCAGCCACCCTCGGCCGAGTGGGTCTCGAACTTGAAGCGCGGGTTGTTCTCCCTGATCCAGCCGTTCAGATCGTTCAGGCCCCAGCGGTTGCCAGTGACGAGCTCCAAGTTGGTAAAGCTCTCCGCATCGACATCGGTATCAAAGGCGCCGGGAAGCCGCTGGTGCCACTCGATTGTGGCCTTGCGGCTGGATTCTGAATACAGCGCCTCTTCGCCAAAGAGATCGTCCTCGATTGCCCTATCGAGATGCCGCGATTGCAGAACCGTTCCCACGCCTACAAAGTTGAACGTTCCCTCACCCGAGCTTTGCGTCCGGTTATGTGTCTTTGTAAGTTGGTTCCATACCGAGCCAGTAGTGGGAAGCAAATCGGCAAACGTCTCGCGGAATCGCTGATTCTTTTCGTACTGGTGATCGAAGCGGAATCCCATCATCACGGCGTTGGGCTCGGTTTCCGATGCAATCAGGATGCGCAGATTTCGCGAGTGAATGCGCCGCATGTATCTGATCCACTCATCGCTCGATCCGCGGGCGCGCATCCATTCCTCTTCCCGGTTCTCAAAGGGCAGCGCCCACCAGAGGGCAAGCGTCACGGTCCCGCATGTTGTCTTGAAGTGATCGCGGGGAGCTTCGAGAACGAGATAGAGATTCGGGTCTGAGAGCGTTTGCAACCACGGGCCGTGCAGATGCCCCACGAGCCGGTCGTAGCCCAGAACGACCTTGCCAAAGAAATACGGGTCGGCCAGCGCATTGAGCCTCATGGCTACCTTGCGGGCGCGCTCCGAAACACTGCGATCCCAAGGCAAAAACTGCCATTTCAGGGGAGAAACCGGCTCAATCTCGGGAAGCGCGGCGATTACGTCGGTCGCCATAGCTTAATTCGGTTTCGAGTGCGGCATGAACTCAGCCAACAATTTCGGCTCGACATCGGGCATCGCACCCTCATCAACCGGCGTAGTCTGCAGCCTTGATACCTTTGGCATCCGGCCGTCGCGGTCCAGCACTTCCTGGGCAGCGCGCAACCCCACATTCGAGTCATCTCCGTAGAGCGCCGAATTCATTACCTCAAGCGCCTTCGGCACCATCGACTGCAACGCCAGCCGCAGTTTCTCGGTATCTTCCTTGAGACTCCGCCGCATGGTGGCGTTCATGTCCTCGGTCAGCTCAGCCAGCCGACGCTCGTAACCGGGATGCTTGCGGGCCTTGAGCGCGTCCTCTGGGGAGATATTGAGCAAGTGGGCACTCAAACTAGGATTGAGGGCATAGAAGAAGTCGGCGGCGGCAAGACGCTGCGCCTGAATCTCGCGGACATGACGCATCGCCGCCAACGACTTCCGCTTCGGCTTGTCGGGCTGCTTCGGCTTGTAGGCTTTGAAGCTCATTTCTTTTGCATCAACCCCATGACTTCCCCGCGGCGCAACAGGCAGCAGTTGCGGGTATCGCCCCTGAGATAAATACCGGCCTGTTTCGAGAATACTACCCTATCGCCGGGCCGCAAATCCATAACGCTCTGCCCCACCGACAGAATATCTCCGTAGCTGTGATCCTGTTTTGAGCTATCGGGGATGGCCATGATGCCGGGAGCGAGGCCAGATCCATCGCATGTTCCACATGGAACAAACCCGGAGATAAACGGCTCGTGGCCCTCCGAACCCACAATTTTGCAGGCGTCGCAGGGCTCGAAGCGGTCTTTCTTAATCTTCATCTTTTTGGTGCCTTCACAGACCAAGCAAAGCGCGCCAGTATGCCCGGCGCCGCCGCAAGTCTCACAGACGTAACCCTCTTTGAAACTCGCGTACTCGACAATCAGCCGGTCGTCGAGCGGCGTGATCGACCAGTTGCGGAGGAGAGGTGGTGCATCGATAGCATTTTTGAGAAGTGAGCCCCGCGGACTATAGAGGCGCTGAATCGGATTCATGCCGTCGCTAACATAAACCGAATCGCGCTCCAACTCCTGCTCTGCGCTCTGTGCCCGCGAGAATGCCAGCGTTCCGTCGGAGCTGCGGTCGATGCCCTCAAGGGCGCGGGTTTCGGCGGTCTCGCCGTGAAGCTCAATGTCTGCCATATTTTCCTTTCTAAAGTGCGGCGCGGGGTGGGTCATGCGGGACTTGAGCCGCGCCGCCGGGGGAGTCTTACACGGAACTCCCCGTAATAATTCGTGTTCAATTCTGCACAACAATCCCGTTTGGCGTTAGACTACTTTCAATGATGGAGGCTCCCGGTGCATAGAAACAGTGAAGAACGTCTTCTCAAAGACATCCTCGAAGAACTTATCGCTATTCGCCGCGAGCTTCGTCCTAAAACCATCACCAAGGGAATCGCAATCAAATTCACAGGAGATTCTATGAACAACGCTCTTGCTCTCAATGTTGGTCAAACCTCGCAGGCGTCCATTCAGCCGCTTCTGGCTGATGGCGTCACTCCCTCGGGCGGCGTTCTGTCGAACGTCTCCTACACCTTCTCCGATCCCTCTGCCACCGTGGTCCTCAACGCGGATGGCCTCACGGCAACCGTTACCGGCGTGGCCGCTTCGGCTGGTCCAATCTCCGGAAACGCGGCCGCCACCGTCACCGATACCGATGGCGTTGTCAGCACCTGGAATCAGGCGTTCACCATCACAACGAGCGCCGTCGTGCCCCCTGCGCAACTCACGCAGTCGGTTGCGGTCCAGTTCACGACTCCAACACCGTAGTTTCAAGACTGCTCGTCCCCTTACGCCCCGGCTTCGGCCGGGGCTTTCTTTTACTCTTCCATCAGGTGATAAACCACGCCAGTAATCCCGCAGCACACCGCCCCACCCTCTAACTTGGCCCCACATTGAGAACCATGCTGCGGGCAGCTCACCGCTCCGCCCGCCAGAACCTCTTCGTCCTCCACAATTCCTACGCTCCTTACACCACCATCAGCTACATGACGCAAAATCCAGCACACCATCTGTGACCGATTACGCCCCTGCCTCCGCGCTCGCTCATCTACCCACCTCAGCAAATCATCCGAGATTCGTAACGAAATCAGCGTCTTAGTACTCACGTATACATCGTAATACAACTCTGCTCCATGTCAAGAGGAAACACAATAGATTTATTTCGCGTGTTTACTACTTCGTTACTAGTCAACGCAAAATTTCTATAAATTTCCCCTGTTGGGAATGCACGTCAACTACCACCCCAGCAACATTGAGAGGGGAGGGGGTGCGGACGGGCTGGAATGCCCAGCAGGTACTGTACGCGTCGAGCAAGTACAGTAAGCCGCGGGCCGGCAGACCAAATACGATCACTGACGGTGTACTGTTGTATATCAACAGCAGACCAGTATAGTAAGTTGTGTGTTATCAGCGCTGGTGTGCTACAGAGCTATCTTATGTGTTAGAAATTGTGCTTATCGGTCTCTTTACGAGACACGCTCCAGCGCCATTGGGGCAGCGTTGCAAGCTCTCTATCGATAGCCTCAGCAAGCACAAGTGCAATCCAATCACGGATATGCACATTCTTATATGCGGTCACCATTGCAAGCCCTCTCCCGATGTCC